TGTCGAAGCGGAGTTCGTACTCCTGCCATGACAGGTGTGGGAATGTTGATTTTGTGCTTGCTGATTGCGTTGTAGTATCTCTTGACATAATCGAGACGGTAGAAAGGATCATCATCTTGGAAGAGAGTCGCAGCAATCATCATATACATGAATTGAGGAGTCTCAAAGATGTCCCCAGTGCTACGATCTTGCACAAGATATTTGTCTACGACCTGACGCATACCTGCATAGGTAAACAAGTAGTCACGGTCGTGATCGATGTAACTATTTAACTTAGACCATTCTTCATCACTATACTTTGATAGAATGCCACCGTCATATACACCCCTTTTTACACAATCAACAACGTGATACTTAAGGGTAGGTCGTGAATCTGGATGACCATTATAAACTTGCTTTCTCAGAGCAAACAGAAGAAGACGAGCAGCAACATATTGATAGTTGGGTGCTTCAAGAGAGATCAAATCATTAGCAGATCTCACAAGAATCTCCTGAATATCAGAGGTCTTGATACCATCAAAGAACTGAAGACCAGCATTCATCTCCACCTGAGATTCAGATACACCAGCAAGACCATTGCAGGCGTGCTCAACCATCACATGAATTTTATCTAGATTCAGTTTTTCTGTTTCCCCATTACGTTTGACGACTTTAATACCGTTACTCATACTCGTTTCCATTCGGTAAACTTTACTTTTGCTTCTAATCCTTGGTAGGTGTTTGATTCTACCAGAGTCTTTACATCGTGTCCAGATAGGACCATATCATTTAAATCTTTTTCTTTCAGGTTTGGATTCCAGATCACTACTTTGTTACCTCTATCGATTGCTTGAGAGATTCGATTGCAGATTTGTGTGTTACGAGGTTCGTTATCAAAAATATAGACAGCATCCCAGTTATAATTGGAAGTGTCCACATCAGCACCAGCCATCGCCACACAGTTGGGGATGAATAGCGAATCGAAAGGTCCCTCTGTGATGTATACAGTTTGCTTCTCATCAATTCTATTAAGTCCATAAATTTTGGGATGGTCTTCATCTAGCATGATAGTGACATATCTTAGTTGATTGCCTGCTTCTAAAGACCTTCCTTGGAATCCAAACCACTTTCCATCTCTGTCAATGAAAGGAATGATAATTCTTGGGTGATCCTTCTTGACATCTTTGAAAGTTGGTTTCTGGGTGTTAACCCAGGTGCAAAACTTCTCGGCGTAGTAGAACTCAGAAAAATTTGATTCTGGAATACCACGACCAAGAAGATATCCTGTTGCTGGGTGATCATTATTTAGCGAAGAAATGCTTGGCAAATCTGTCTGGCTTTTTACAAATTTCGGTTTCTTAAATTTAAACTCTGGATCTGCAACATTACGCCCCTTTCCTGTCAACCCTTGCTTGTAACGCTCCATGACATACTCATCATGAAGATCGTTGGCATTGTCTTTCAAAAAGTTTCCAAATGATCTTCCTACACCACAGTTGTGGCACTTGAAGACCAGTCCACTCTTCTTTGTAAAGAAGTATCCTCTCGTCTTGTTTCGATACTTCTCAGAGTCTCCACAATAAGGACAGCGAAAAGTGTACACACCAGATCTAACCTGCTTAAACTTCTCTAGGCGAGAAGATACAAGGTTTGCATAAATCAGATCAATCACCCAATAAATCTAGATACCTCAGCACCTATCATACTCCTTTGAGGGGTCACTGTCAAGTTTCTGTAAATGGGAAATGCGATCTGTGCCACTAGACCTAGCGTTGCTAGCACAGCACCTGCACCAATTACAAACCTTTGATTGGAGTCTACTTTCTTTTGGATTCTATCGATTCTGTCATGAAGGACTGTATGATTCTTCTCTTCCTGATCCTTCATCTCTTCGATCATTTTGATGATGAGTTGATTAGATTTATCGCCCTCATCTAAGCGATTCTCATGCCTCTCCAATATAACCGAAACTCTATTACTATTCTCAGAAATAGTAGAGACAGCACGCTCTAACTTGTCCAACATCTCTTTGGACAAGTCCTCGTAGATATCAAGTTTAGATTCAAGTATTGCTAGCTTACCAAGTCCAAACATTACTTTCTATTTCTAAGGTGCTTCATTCTTTTATCCATGAAGAACTTACCTGCTTCACCAGGCATAATTCTTTCGATACTAATGTCACCTCTGTATCTGGGATTGATAAGAAGACGAAGTTTTTGTGTCAACTCTGCGGGAGAAGATGCATAAACAACAGTCTCACCAACCTCAGGAATATTTACTTTATATTGAAACAAACGAGAAGGCATAGAAGGATTCTCTCTCGACTCACCTAGTTTATTACCAGGCATCACAAGTTTCTTATCCTCTTTACTCTTCTTCAGTTTCTTGCGAAACTTCATGACAGGATCATGCCCAGCGGTAGGACCAGTTGCCGCATCCGCTCCAGTGAATCCAGTTGTCATCATTTCTTCTTTCATAGCTTCTCTAACTCTTCTTGGATATCAATGTCAACATCTAAATCGGGCATCATACCCATAGGATATTTATTCAAGAACATTAAAAAAGTTTTCAAAATACACCAATACTCCCTTTCTAACTTAAAGAAAAGGAGTGGTGTAGTCGCTTCGCCAAAAACATTAAAAAGAATGATAAGGTGATTAATAACAAGGTGGGTTCTCATAGACCCACCTTTCAAGTACCGTTTAAATAAACGTTTGAGATACTTAAACCTCTTCATGTCTTCATCAAAATCCTCTCTAGTAACACAGTGAGGATTTTCATAATGTTTCATAGCGAAGAGAATGTAGTTTCCTTCATTCAATTCGCTGAAAAACATTAGCTACCGAAAGTTAGTGTTGCTACAGCAGAGATTACTTCAGGAGCACCGTTGTTAGAGTTGACCTTAACACGATACTGGTTGCCATCGTTTGCCGCTGTCTGACCTGTGAGTGCCAGGTTGGTGTTGGTTGCACCAGAGACATTCGTGAAACGACCAGAGGACGTGAGTCTCTTCTGCCACTGGAAGGTTGCTGTGCCAGAGTTGGTGACGGATGCTGCGACCACAAAGGTTGCTGCACCAGACGAAGTAGTCTTGTCGGTATTGTTGGTGCTGAGCGTGATGGTATTCGCTGCATCTGCTGCGATGGTGTCATCACTCAGGGTCTCATCGGAGTTAGCCTCAGGATTGGTGAGGACCATCAGGTGCTCTGCACGGTGACGAGTTGCACCAGAAGAATCTGTATAGGTGTGATATGCCCACCAACCAGGAGCAGTGATACCACGCTCTTTGTTTGCAGCAAGACCTGCTTCTGTTTCGTCAACAAAGACGATAGTTTTTGTTACAGACCCACCGCTGTTACCAATAGTACGACCGACAGCGGTCTGGTTAGCAGTGGAGTCAACTCTTCCGTATAAAGACATTGTTTCTCCGACGTTGAATTCCGTATATTTATTTATAAAAAAAGGGGCTTACGCCCCTTAAATCATTCGCCCTCGCGTGCAACCATTGCTTTCTTGACAACCTCAAGAAGCTGGTCATCCATGTCAGTCTTGGTTAACTTAACCGCTTTACCAAGGATAACAAGACAGATCTCAACCAACTTTTCACCGAGTTCTTCATTCTCTGGAATTTGGTTAACTGCATCTCTGATTACCTTTGCGGCGAGGGGGAGTAGAAATGATAACATGATTAGATAGCAAACGGGTCTAATCTATATATGCTCAGTCGAAGCGCGATGCATGTTTTGCCATAGATTGTACATTCTTCTTTTCTTTAGAAGTGTAACCTCTAGTAGCAATGCGAGTAGAAGCTTGACGGATTCTTCTATCTTGTGTTTGAGCAGGAGTTTCCTTAGCACCTTTCACCTTCTTACCAGTGCGCTTAGCACCAGGGAAGTTTTTCTTGTGGTCTCTTGCTTCAACCGATTTGTTGATGTCAAGTTTCTTGCCAGTCTTCTTCTCGTGTGCATCGAGAACTTTCTGACGTGCTTTGACTTTTTCTAAAGATGCCTTTGCATCTGCTGCTCTGTCTTCGTTGAACTGACCGAAAGTCAAGAGGGTTTCAGTTTCTGCGACTTCTTCTGTGCTTTCTTCTGAAACTTCTTCTTGACTGACATAGGCTTGTTCCTCCATGGGTTTTGTTTTTTTACCGCCACAAGTTGGGCAGGTCTTTCCATCTACCATACCTGTACCTCTACAGGTAGGACAGATAGATTTTTGTGCGGGAGTTTTTTCATCACACTTGCACTCAGCGTCACCTGTCTTAGGACAGGTGCCTTTCTTCTCCTTCAATTCATCCAGTTTAGGATTGATTTTAACTTTCGTTTTCTTTTCCGAAAGTTGCTTGAAACTTAGCATATCAACCCCCGTAGTTGCTGCGTGCTTTCTCATCACCCATCTTCTTGAAACGCTCGTTTTCTTTCTGACGGGCAATAGCAGAGACAATCTTATTAGACTTATTCAATGCATCTTCCTTCTTCTTACCTTTGGAAGAAAGTCCTGTGCGAGCAAGGTTGCCTGCACGACGATACATCTTATTCTCCTTGGAGCGGTCAATCTCCTTGTAACCTTCTTCGATTACATTCTCAATCTCTTCGATGGAGAAGAGACCAGACTCATAAAGATGTGCAATCTGATCATAGTCTTCGCCAAGACGCTTAGCAAGTTTGCCGCTACCCTTGGAGACTGCACGAGCAGTCTTACCAACTGCTTTCTTTAGACCACGCTTGACTGCGCCACCGATTCTTCTGAGTAGACCAGGCTTCTTCTTACCACCACTGCTGCTTGACCCGCCACCACCAGAGGAAGAACTACTGCTAGACGAAGTGCCTCTGGTTTTCGATAGCAGTGCATCCAACTTGCCGCCAGTGCCGTCATCGTCACTAGAGGAAGAAGAGGAAGAAGAGGAAGATGTTTCTTTCTTCTTCTCAGGACGAGACATTGCTGCTCGCTTCTGCTTGATTCGTGCTGCTTGGAATTCACCAACTGCCTTACCAGCATTTCTAGCAACGGACTTACCTGCTGCCTTGACACCTTTCTTGATTGCACTACCTGCCTTCTTAGCAGCAGACATCATGCGCTCACGGCGAGAAGGACGGTTTGCTTTTGCTGCTGCCTTAGAAGACTTAACAGCAGAATCATAATACTTGTCACTTGCTTCAGCGAGCATCTCAACACCTTCAAGGTGCTCACAGATTTCAAGGAGATCATCCTCATCCTCAGCAAGTTCCTGAATCATTTCCACAAAGAAATCGACCAACTCTTCATCAGTTGCTTCATCGATTTCAACCATGTCAGCAATCTCTTCATCACTGAAGTAGAATGCTTCCTTCTTCATCTTTTTCTTCTTACCATAACCCTCGCCAAGAACTTCCTGGTTCTTATCATAATTAGCGAAGTGTTCGTGATGACCTTCTTCAATAATTTCTAATTCTTCGACAGGGACATTCTCAAGGATGACATTACCATCAGTAATATCATAATGAGTTACAGTGCCATCTTCCAACAGGGTATGCTGCTCAGGAATTACACTATACTCCTTACCCTCTTTCTTAACCATCTTAGCACAAAGGTGGGTCTTCTTACCCATCGCTTTTGTGACAGTCTTACGACGATTCAGAAGATATGAATCAGAGGAGTCCTTGTCCCCATCATTATCGATATCGCCGTCTTCTTTACCAACGGGATCGAGTTTCTTCTTTTCATACATCTGCACTTGTTTCAGTGCATCTGACATATCTGGTAAGTCGTTGAGATTCATTTTACTAAGCGTCCTTGTCCTTTTTATTTATCTTGCGAATGAATTCACCTGGGGTAAGTTTACGCATATAGTTTGCTAATTCATCTGTACCCATCTCACCAGCAGGTGTGAAATTAAAATACTTGATATCATTTCTCTCAATCAGATCTTTCAACCAGGATCTGAATACAGTTTCATGCTCATCAATGTAGATAATATAATTGCTGCCCCTACTAACTACTTTACCAACTACCCCAGTGTTTATATTTTCAACAAAGGTGCCAACTTCAAATAGTTTTTGCTCAAAGTATGCCTCACGCATACCCTGAGGATCTAACTTAGGTGCAATCTCATGTAGATTGAAAGATGCATCTGCAAAATCACCTACACTTTCTACTTGCATAGCAGACCTAAGTGACTTATAAAGACGCAACTTATCTTTCTGACTCAAACCAGAAGGAATACCTTTCTCAAAGGTTCTAAAATCATCTTCTGCTGCTGCCTTTCTCATCTTAGATGCAGACATTCCCTCAACACCATCAGCATCAGGGTCACGCTCACCAGCAGAAACAATCAAAATATTCTCAAACTCATAGAGTTTGCCATTATATTTCTGCGCTAGAGAATTGAATTCAGCAACTCTATCACCACCAACAATAATCTTTACTTCACTATATCCCTCATCATTCAAAGCAGTGAGGACATCAAAGATGGTGCGAGCATCACCCTGTTGAATAGCATCAGCATGATCAGGGTATGCCATCTTCATATACTTCACCTTCTCAGCAAATCCAAGAGGATTCTTCTTAGGATCTTGAGACTGACTAGGATAGATTCTATACTCTCCACCCTTTGCTTCTCGGGCAACTCGTTTGATTAGAGTTTCATGTCCGATAGTAGGAGGATTAAATCTTCCAAATGTAATAGAAACTGAGCCTTGATCTTGCGCTGCCTGTGTCTCTCCAGTATCCTCTCCAGATCCATTTTGTTGCCTCTTAATTTCTTCAGGGGACATTTTCACAAGTTTGCCTTGGACAGACCTGTGTGTCACATTTCCTCTAGGATCGGCATAGTTGCCATATCCAACGTGCTTAAGACCTAATTTTTCTGCATCCCGTGCAGCGAAAGATTTTTCTGCTTCGGATAGAAAAGCACTAAACTTTTTCATTCGTCCAATTTTTATCTAGATTAAAGTTTGCTTTACTAAAGTTGAGGCGATCTACAAGTTTGTAAGGAGTATTCGATATAATTACATAACCTTCATGATCTGAATGCTTGTCATCAATGAAGCATTCGATACTATCATTAGTTTCAATAGCATTGAGCAGACGCATCTTCAGTTGCGAAATCAAAGACCACACCTTGAAGGTGTTGAGATTGACTTCTCCCTTATATTTATCAGGTACCGTAACATACAAAATATGAGGAGAAACTTGCTGACCAGCACGAATAAACTTATTAACATGCTTCATGATTTCAGGACGTGCTTTGGCGCTAGGCACCTTAGTATTAGGAAGCAATGCAACAACCTTAGCAAGAATATCTAGACCATCAAAAGGACACTTACTAATTCTTGCAGACATGGTATTGACAAAACGCACATCAGTGGTTGAGTCTATGGTAGCACCAAGGCGTCCATCAGCATGATGACTGATATAGGTGTAAAAAGTATGTGGTGCTAGAATAATTTTCTCAGTAACGTTAGAGGGAAATCTATACTCAATAGTATTAGGGCGATAAACACGCCCGCCACCGACACCGATCCAATCAGCTTGGACAATACCACTGATACGAGGAAGATAGAGCAGACATAGACGAAGGATATCTGCAACAGTGCCCTTGTGATTTTTATCAATATCTTCATTGGTATAGTTGATCTTGATAAGTTTCTTGTTGAAAACAGACTTCGTGCCCACAAAGAACTTGCCATTGTTGGGGTTGGTGCCAAACACAATGGCAGGGGCACCATCATACTTGACGCTGATGTTACTGGTCAGAGTCAGTGCTTGCTTGACAGCACCAAGTGCCCTCCTACGACCGTAGAAAATAGAATCTTCCAGGTGCTCCAGGTGTGTGTTTGGCATGACCTCTGTGTCTATACCATTATTATAGCATGTCAAAGTAGAGTCGCACATGATCTAGGACAGTTTGTGGGGTGTCACTCCATCTTCATATAGGGTGCTGAGTATTGAGACTGACTAGACGCATATAAGAATAAGTCTTCCATCACTTGATTTCTCTTCTCTGGAGCAAGATTTTTAATAGTAGAAAGTAACTGCACAACCTGCAGTTTAGAATATCTCCACTTATTACTTTTGGATTTGATCATTGCAATATGATCTGAGGTCTTTCCTTTCAAAGTACCTAACTCAATCATACCTTTTGCAATCTGAGTTGCAACAGCATCATCATTTCTCTTAGCATCTGCTGCAGCGTTTGCTTTAATCTGAGTGACTTTATGATTTCTAAGGATTAAATTAATAGGACCATATGAGATCTTACCTTGGTTTGCAGATGCACCTTTAACTTCACCCTGCCAACCAGATAATGATGTCTCTCCACCAAAACTTCTAAATTGAATCTTTGCAGAAGCACCATTCACCTTCACCTTTAAATATCCATCCATGGAATCAGGACTTAATTCATATCCATCATACTTAACTGCTGGAGCAGTGCCAGATTGATTCATCGCTTTCAGTTTTGCTGATCCACTCGTAATCTTTTTGAGAGAAACACCAATAAGTTTACCACTGCTCAACTCTCTTTGCATACATGCATTCAAACCGAGAATAGTTTTTTCTTTTGCCAAGCAACCAATGTCAAAGTCTTTACGAATCAAGTAGATATCAGCGGGAGACCACTTATTGAGATCCATTCTAACACCTTCAATCTTCTTGATTCTTTTGAAGTGTCCCTCAATCTGATTTACCATAGGAGATCCCCTATGGAAAGTATAATTTCCTCCTCTGTAAGTTTCATATAGTTTCTTAGCACCTGCTAAGCAAGAATTAATCCAGTCATCAGGAAGATCATTACACATTGCTTTGTAATTTTCATCCGTAAGTGTCTTTCCCTTGACCTTAGGATCATTAAAATTTTCACAAGTTACATCAGCATTGGTAATTCTTCCTCCAGATTTCCAGGCAAGTGCAGCATACATGCACTGTGCAGATTCAGATAACTTAGTTAGTGCTGCACCAGCACCAGATCCTCCGCCACCTTTCCTCTTATATACTAAACGAATTTTATACTTACCTTCACTATCATCAATAGGAATTTCAGTTACAGCAAAAGAGGACTCAGACTTGACAACTGAAGTGTCAAACCTAACCCCCTTCTTTTCCAACTTCTTATGAATCTCACCTTGAATCTCTGCACGCTCTTTTGCAAGGACACGCATCTTCTGCATAGTTGCAGACTCTTTTACTTGCTCTACTTCAATTCCTTCAAGAACTTCATTTAAAACTAAGAAAACATTAGAAGGTGAGTTAGACATTACCCGATTACA